ACAAGTATCTTGAAGGTTCATTTCAATCATGTAATATGTACACCGGAGGTACATATTGTATGAAAGCGTATTGGGACTCTTTAACCAAAGAACAGCAGGGCGAGTTGGCCGGAAAAGTTGGCTCAACTCCTGGCTACTTACGGCTGGTTTTCAATGGCTATAAAAAAGCCAGTTTTGTGCTGGCTAAAAAACTTGAGCAATGCACGTCAGGTGCAATTACGAAATCTGACTTAAGACCGGATATCTATCCGAAAGATTAGCAGAACACTTTCAATTTTTAACCACAGAACGATGAGGCTAATCGTGGGTAAGCATCACTGGAAAATAGAAAAACAGCCTGAGTGGTACGTGAAAGCTGTCAGAAAAACTATCGCGGCGTTGCCGGGTGGTTACGCTGAAGCGGCTGACTGGCTCGATGTAACAGAAAACGCTTTATTCAACCGCCTTCGTGCAGATGGCGATCAGATTTTCCCGCTGGGATGGGCAATGGTTTTACAGCGTGCTGGTGGCACTCACTTCATTGCTGATGCTGTGGCGCAGTCTGCAAATGGCGTCTTTGTGTCGCTTCCTGACGTCGAGGATGTGGACAACGCCGATATTAACCAGCGTCTGCTGGAAGTCATTGAACAGATCGGCAGTTATTCAAAACAGATTCGTTCAGCAATCGAAGACGGTGTAGTGGAACCGCATGAGAAGACAGCAATTAACGACGAGCTGTATCTCTCAATTTCGAAGCTGCAGGAGCATGCAGCACTGGTCTACAAAATCTTTTGCATTTCAGAAAGTAATGACGCCCGCGAGTGTGCAGCTCCGGGCGTCGTGGCGTCGATTGCTTCTGGTTGTGGAGAAACTAACGCATGAACAGTTTAACAACACACTACCGTCGCTCGCAACTGATTGCGCTTCCTGTACCGGGTGGAAAAGCGAAGGTGGAATATTGCTATGCAGTGAATGTACCAGGTGACAGGGAAATTGTAACCCACAGCTTTGCAGAGTGGGCTGTGGGGGATTTCAACCGGCAGAAGGAGACAGTCCTTTGCGACAAGTTAACCGCTGGTTCAAAGATCACTACGGAGTGCCCGTCAGAGTCATTCGTTGGGAACCGGAAACACAACGGGTTATCTACCTCCGCGAAGGCTATGAGCATGAGTGCTTCAGTCCGCTCGAACAGTTTCGTCGTAAATTCAGGGAAATAGAGGTCGGTCATGAGCACTAAATTAACCGGCTATGTATGGGATGGTTGCGCAGCGTCAGGCATGAAATTATCCAGCGTGGCAATTATGGCCCGCCTGGCTGATTTCAGTAATGACGAAGGTGTGTGCTGGCCATCGATTGAAACCATTGCCCGCCAGATTGGCGCGGGGATGAGTACCGTCAGAACGGCTATCGCACGGCTGGAAGCAGAAGGCTGGTTAACGCGTAAGGCGCGTCGCCAGGGTAACCGCAATGCGTCGAATGTTTATCAGCTTAACGTTGCGAAGCTTCAGGCAGCGGCATTTTCTCAACTGTCAGATTCTGACCCGTCAAAATCTGACGCATCAAAATCTGACCCGTCAAAATTTGATGCGTCGAAATCTGGCAAAAAAGCGGGTTTTCACCCGTCAGAATCTGGCGGGGATCCGTCAGTAAAATCAAAACATGATCCGTCAGATAAAAAACCTTCTCGTCCGGACTCTTCGCAACCGGACACGCAGACGGCTGAACAGGATTTTTTAACTCGCCATCCTGATGCGGTTGTATTCAGCCCTAAAAAGCGCCAGTGGGGGACGCAGGATGATTTGACCTGCGCACAGTGGCTCTGGAAAAAAATCATCGCCCTGTACGAGCATGCCGCCGAATGTGACGGCGAGGTGGTTCGTCCCAAAGAACCGAACTGGACAGCCTGGGCAAACGAAATTCGCCTGATGTGTGTGCAGGATGGTCGTACTCATAAACAAATCTGCGAGATGTACAGCCGCGTCAGTCGCGATCCGTTCTGGTGCCGTAACGTGCTCAGCCCGTCGAAGCTGCGGGAAAAATGGGATGAGCTTTCCCTGCGCTTATCGCCGTCCGTCAGCACGTACACCGAAAAACGCGAAGACCCGTACTTCAAAGCCAGTTACGACAACGTGGACTACAGCCAGATCCCGGCAGGATTCAGGGGGTGATCATGAGTCTTTTGAATGACGTTCAGAAATTCATTGAAGCCCATCCGGGGTGTACTTCCGGAGACATTGCGGATGCTTTTGCAGGTTACTCACGACAGCGCGTTCTGCAGTCAGCAAGCAAGTTACGTCAGAGTGGGCGTGTGGCTCACCGTTGTGAAGGGGATACACGCAGACATTTCCCGCGGCTGACTGAGATACCGCAGGAGCCGGAACCGCAACCAGTTCGTGAATCCAGACCTGTGCGCAATTTCTATGTCGGCACTAACGATCCCCGGGTGATTTTGTGCCTGACCCGCCAGGCGGAAGAACTGGAGTCCAGGGGCTTATACCGTCGTGCTGCAACGGTGTGGATGGCGGCATTCCGTGAAAGCCACTCCCAGCAAGAGCGAAACAATTTTCTTGCGCGTCGTGAGCGGTGTTTACGGAAAAGCAGCAAGCGCGCTGCATCGGGTGAAGAGTGGTATCTGTCAGGGAATTACGTGGGGGCTTAATGAGTAATAAATATTGCCAGGCGCTGGTGGAGCTGCGGAACAAACCAGCCCATGAACTGAAGGAAGTGGGCGATCAGTGGCGCACGCCGGACAACATTTTCTGGGGAATTAACACCCTGTTTGGCCCGTTTGTTCTGGATCTGTTTACTGATGGTGATAACGCCAAATGCGCCGCGTATTACACTGCGGAAGACAACGCGCTGGCGCATGACTGGTCAGAACGTCTTGCGGAGCTTAAAGGTGCTGCCTTTGGTAATCCCCCGTACAGCCGCGCCAGTCAGCATGAGGGGCAATACATCACCGGCATGCGTTACATCATGAAGCATGCCAGTGCCATGCGTGATAAAGGCGGGCGCTATGTTTTCCTGATCAAAGCTGCCACCAGCGAAGTGTGGTGGCCGGAAGATGCAGACCATATTGCTTTTATTCGCGGGCGTATTGGTTTTGAACTGCCAGCCTGGTTTATCCCGAAGGACGAGAAGCAGGTGCCGACAGGCGCTTTCTTCGCTGGTGCTATTGCTGTTTTCGACAAGACCTGGAAGGGACCGGCAATCAGCTACATCGGGCGCGATGAACTTGAGGCATGTGGTGAGGCCTTTCTGGCGCAGGTTCGCCAGCAGGCGGAAAAACTGGTCAGGGAGATGGCGGCATGACGACGTTAACTCAATGCCAGCAGCAGGTGCTGGATATGCTGATTTCTTACCAGCAAGAACGTGGCTTTCCGCCAACCAATCAGGAGGTGGCAACCATGCTGGGATACCGTTCGGTGAATGCAGCGGTGGAGCATCTTCGCGCACTGGAGAAAAAAAGCGTCATCACGATAAAGCGTGGCGTGGCCCGGGGGATAACTCTTCATACCGCGGTGAAGGACGACGACAGCGAGGCGGTCGGGATTATCCGCGCACTGCTTGCCGGTGAGGAAAACGCCAGGCTGCGTGCAGCCCACTGGTTACATGAGAGGGGCCTGAAAGTATGAAGCTGATCTTGCCTTTCCCTCCCAGCGTGAACACGTACTGGCGACACCCCAACAAAGGGGCGTTTGCTGGTAAGAGTCTGATAAGCGCAGCGGGGCGCAAATTCCAGAGCGCGGCGTGCGCAGCAATAGTTGAGCAGTTACGTCGTCTGCCGAAACCAACGTCGGCACCTGCTTCAGTGGAGATCGTGTTGTTTCCTCCGGATATCCGCCTGACAGCTAATCAGGCATATCACCAGATGGTGAAGCTGGGGATCGTCGAGCAGCGCGAACGATACAGCCGTACCGCGATTAACAACATCAAAAAATTCTGGTCGCTGACAGCGAAAGGCTGCATGTTCGGCAAGAACATCACCAGTCCTGCAAATCCGCGCGAGACGCAGCCGCATTTCTTCGAATCCCGATTCCCTGAGCTGTTAAAGCTGCTCGATACCGTTCATTGAGGTGACTGTGAGAGCACTACTGACCCCTGAAATTGCCCCGCGTATGGGGATCGTATTGTTCAGACCTGGTTCAGAGCTGATGCCCCTGTTTATGCAGGGGCGTGTCCTGCTGGAGCCTGAGCCGGAACGTTATTCATCTTTTGCCAGTGGTGCCGTTCCGGCGGCATCACAACCGCTGGCGGATGATCCTGTCGTTCGGGCCGTGTTCCGCAATGAGGCAGTGATCCGTCGTGCTGGTGGCGTGGAATGTCTTGAAAGCTGGTTACTTCGTGAAAAAGGCTGCCAGTGGCCTCATTCCGACTGGCACAGCGAGAACATGACAACAATGCGACACGCGCCGGGCGCAATCCGTCTGTGCTGGCACTGCGATAACCAGCTGCGCGATCAGTTCACGGAACGGCTGGAATCAATGGCAACGGATAACTGTGCCCGCTGGGTGTTGTCTGTTGTGCGTCGGGATCTCGGTTTTGATGACAGTCACGTTGTGACAATGCCGGAACTGTGCTGGTGGCTGATTCGTAATGACCTGGCGGATGCCTTACCGGAAAGTGCAGCCCGTAAGGCACTGAGATTACCGAAGCCTGTTGTGCCGTCTGTCACCCGGGAAAGTGACCTTGTGCCTTCGGTTCCTGCCACCAGCATCATCCAGGATAAGGCGAAAAAGGTGCTGGCGCTGAAAGTGGATCCGGAGTCGCCGGAGTCTTTTATGTTACGCCCAAAACGTCGCCGCTGGGTTAATGAAAAGTACACGCGCTGGGTTAAGACACAGCCGTGTGCATGTTGTGGAAAGCCTGCTGATGATCCCCACCACCTGATAGGCCACGGTCAGGGGGGAATGGGTACAAAAGCGCATGACCTCTTTGTGTTGCCTTTGTGCAGAAAGCATCACGACGAGCTGCATGCGGATACCGTGGCATTTGAAGAGAAGTATGGCTCCCAGCTGGAGCTGATATTTCGTTTTATCGATCGTGCGCTGGCAATTGGCGTGCTGGCCTGATTTTGTGGAGAAAGTTGATGCGTGATATTCAAATGGTTCTGGATCGTTGGGGAGCATGGGCGGCGAGTGATAGTTCAGGAGTAGACTATTCTCCTATAGCTGCTGGGTTTAAAGGGCTTCTTCCCTATACAAGCAAAACACGTCAGGCATGTTCAGATAGTGATGCATTAATTATTGAAGGTTGTCTTGCTCGTCTAAGGCAAAAAAGGCCGGACGAACATTCGCTTCTTGTTGCCCATTACCTATACGGTATCTCTAAAAGAAAGCTCGCCAAGGCTCGTAAAAAGGATGAGAAACTAATACGCATTGAGATACAGATGGCTGAGGGGTTTATTGATGGCTGCCTATCGATGCTGGAAATTAGTCTAGAGATGGACCCCGAAATTAAAGATTGATTATTGAAGCCCGATTACTCGGGCTTTTGTTCCACATCTCGAACATAGAGAATTACTGCTGACTTAATGTCACCATCGACGTGTTTTGCGTTAATGCTCAAATGTACAGGCTTTCTTTCCCACTCAGCTCGCTGCAATGCTTCTTTGTTTCCGGATTCATCAAGGAAAACATCCTGAACTACGCAGGTTAGACGTTGGTCGGTATCTACGCGTCGGACCTTAACTTTGAAACTCTCTGGGTCAGTATTATTGACTTCTTCAATTCGGTAAATACCATCAATCCTCATTTCTGATGAACGTCTACGAGCATTCGTAACCAACTCTTTCGCCATTTCAGAATCAATAGTAACGCCATCAATTTGAGCGTTATCTGAACGCACAAAGGATTTGACCATTTGGGTTTTAGCGTCATACGACATACGGTCCATGTTATCGAGAAGTGGTTTTTCCGCAATCATTTCTGAAATAACCCGCAGGCGTTTAGTTTCTTGCTCGCTCATGATCTGCATAGTCCGGAGATGTTCTTTCTCTCCATCCTTAGCAATTTCTGCAAGGCGAATATCTTTACGGTTGTCCAAGAACCGTTTAAATACTGTTACTCCGCCCCAGATGACTGCTGCGCCGAGAACAGTAAACATGATCTCAGTTGCGTTCATTTTACCAACAAGTTCCTGTGTGAGTTTGGTTAAAAAGCCATCAATGTTGATTTCTACTATTGAAGAACCCTGTTCTACCGTAACTTCTATTTCTAGGGCATCAAGTTCTTCTTTGGTCAGTTTGCGGACGTCAGGGACACCGTACTTGGCAAGGGCATATGATTTGTTGATTTGAGCTTGCATTTCAACAAATCCCTTCATAACTGAAGGTGTTAGCGATCTGTTGAATTTTTCACCGGTTAATCTGATGGTAAGGTTTGGCCATCCGTTGAAACTTAAACTGTCAGGTAAACCATAACCATCAAGATAGCTTTCAAGCAAATCGAAGGCTTGCTGCTCAGATTCAATGTCTACATGAATCTCATCAAACTTATCCAAAAATATGTCCTCATTCTAAGCCAACTGTCACCGTGAGGTTTGGCAACGCCTGCTTTATTTTTCGTTTTAAGCTGTGTGGCAAAAAAATAATGGAAAAACAGATAAAAATCACTAACGCGGTCCGCATTTTCTAGATTACTGTGTTAAGAGTGGTTACTTCGCCACACAACTTAAACCCGCCGCTGAGCGGTTTTTTTGTACCTGTAAACTTGGTGCAGCACAGTAAACACGCTGGTGGTCGTGAATACTGACTTTTTATCTTGCTGGCTTTTTAGACAAGAGTTATTGGTATGTCATGTTAACCAGAAGGGAAAAAGACATGCTAAAACAGCAAGATATGACAGAAACCGCCGCCGCAGTCCTTCATTTCTTACCTGCTGACAAGTGGGTAACGCCACGCATGATGACGAGAACTACCGGAGTAAGCGAAGCCCGGTGCCAGTTAATACTGACTCAGTTAGTTCTGGCGGGTCTGGCGAAGGATAACGGCGGGTACGGGAATAAATTCAGACGCTGCCAGTAATGGCGGTTTCCTGCTGTGAAAATGGGCGGCTGGTGGGTGTTGGTAGCACCTGCCAGCCATTCGCTCATGCTTACTTGTCACAAGCGAACCACGGCCCACTGCTTTAGCGCAAAAGCAGAGTGAGCCTACCAGAGTTACGCTTACTGATCCATGAAAATACTGTAAAAATAAACAGTGTTGATTTAATCAACGCTGATTGCCTGCATTTTATTCAGTCCCTGCCTGATAACTCCATTGATCTGATTGTTACCGATCCGCCGTACTTCAAAGTGAAGCCCAACGGCTGGGACAATCAGTGGAAAGGGGACGAAGATTACCTGAAGTGGCTGGACCACTGTCTGGCCCAGTTCTGGCGGGTACTGAAACCAGCCGGAAGCCTTTACCTGTTCTGTGGGCATCGCCTGGCATCTGATATTGAGATCATGATGCGTGAACGTTTCAACGTGCTTAACCATATCATCTGGGCGAAGCCGTCCGGACGTTGGAATGGGTGTAATAAAGAAAGTCTGCGCGCATATTTTCCTGCCACAGAGCGCGTTCTGTTTGCTGAACATTACCAGGGGCCATATCGCGGCAAAAGTGACGGCTATGCGGCAAAAGAAAGGGAACTCAAACAGCACATAATGGCACCGCTGATATCGTATTTCAGGGATGCTCGTGCCGAACTGGGTATAACGGCAAAACAAATTGCCGAAGCCACAGGTAAGAAAAATATGGTTTCCCACTGGTTTGGTGCCAGTCAGTGGCAGTTGCCGAATGAGGCTGACTACCGGAAGTTACAGGCACTGTTTTCCCGTATAGCGGCAGAGAAGTTTCAGGAACAACAACTGGAACAACCACACCACCAGTTGGTGGCATCTTATGATTCACTGAATCGCAAATATTCTGAATTGCTGGATGAGTTTAAATCTCTCCGGCGCTATTTCTCCGTATCAGTCTCCGTGCCTTATACCGATGTCTGGATGCATAAACCCGTTCAGTTCTACCCGGGTAAACATCCGTGTGAGAAACCGGCGGATATGCTCAGGCAAATAATCAATGCCAGTAGTCGACCCGGCGATCTGGTTGCTGATTTCTTTATGGGATCCGGTTCCACAATAAAAGCAGCAATGGCGCTGGGGCGTCGGGCGTTAGGTGTTGAGCTTGAGACAGAGCGGTTTAATCAGACCATCCAGGAAATCAGTATGTTATCAGCAAATACAATTTTGTGAATTAATTCAATTATTGGTGGGATGTCTGTGCCGTATAATGATTACAGATACAGTGTATCCTGCAATGCAGCAGGGCTGATGTGGTGGGTTGTACATAGCCTGCAAAGGATTGGCTTCATTAATTCATCGTTGATACAAGCGAGTCACGGTTGACCACGCCAACGGCTCATCGGTAAAAATCCGACACCGTGTCTTCTTAACTCACTTATTGTTTCCACCCATGTTTTTGGATACCTGCTGTAGCTGTCAGATTAGCGCGATAATCTGACAGCTTTTTTTTTACAACGAATCCTTCTGATCTGCTTTTGCGGGGCTTTTTTGTATCCGCTCCATGCCCGGCGTATAAGCGGAGGTTGGTCAGTTTTCTAAAAATTGAAATACCTCACAATTCAGCCAGTTAATGGTTGTTTGTCTGGCGAAGAGTTTGTAAATAAAAAAACGCATGGTGAATCCCCCTAAGCGGCGGGGCGAATCAGCAGTCAGTTCTGGGATAATCGCGGGTTCGTATGCTGATGCCGGACTCACCGGGAGGCACCCGGCACCATGCATCATGGTCATCCCCTTGTATGATACCCCTCTCCGGAGGGGTATTTTTTGGATAAAAAAGCCCGCGCTGGGAGGCACGGGCGGCAAGGAATAAAACGTGAAGAAATTTTCACAGGCGCATAATAATCCGATGTTGCCAGATTTTGCAACTGCATCATCTGGTTATTATGTGAGCTGGAAAATCAGATTCTGTATGGACTGAAGCCATGCTGTTATTTAGGGCCAAAGAGCTGGCTTTTTCCCGCCTTCTCTCCAGTAACGATTAATGAGAAAAGAATGAAATGCTTTTCCTGGGGAGGAGGGCAGTAGAAAAAAGAACCCGCCAGCAAAAATATGGGGGATGAACAGCTTTTGCTACTCAGGTTGCTGGCGGGTATGGTTCTTCATGAAATAAGAATGTTACGCGGTATTTTTAATGAAAATGATAATTATTGTCAATTGGTTGTGCGTATTTTTTCATACATGACTGGTAAAGGTGATTCAGGCCATCAGAGTTTTGCTGATGGCCTTTTTTCTTTCCGGTAGCACAGGTCTGTTGGGGCGGGATATGTATCAGATGGAAAAAATATCAACAGGCATTGCCTACGGCACCTCCGCAGGCAGTGCTGGCTACTGGTTTTTACAATGGCTTGATCAGGTTAGTCCGTCTCAGTGGGCTGCGATTGGTGTACTGGGAAGTCTGGTTCTGGGCTTTCTGACTTATCTGACGAATCTGTACTTCAAAATCAGAGAAGACAGAAGAAAGGCTGCGAGAGGAGAGTAATATAATGGTCCAAAACTATGAAATGATTGTGAAAGGGATCCGCAATTTTGAGAATAAAGTTACGGTAACTTTAGCATTACAGGACAAAGAACGCTTTGACGGTGAAATTTTTGACCTGGACATCTCGCTGGACCGTGTTGAAGGTGCCGCGCTGGAGTTTTATGAGGCAGCAGCCAGAAGGAGCATCAGACAGGTCTTCCTGGATGTTGCTGCCGGGTTATGTGGAGGGGATGAGCAGTCGCCGGAAAAGCGCCCCATAATTTTAGAGGCGCAGAGTGTGTGGATAACCTACAAAGGAAAACTGCCGGGAAGAATTACTGGTTCACTGAAGACTCCGCCGAAATGGTAATTTCACCAGCATATTTTTCCTCCAGTAATACCGCCAGCCACTTGAAAGAATTTTGTTGTTGCTGGGACCATTTGGGATTGATTGATTCAAGCTGGAGCGATGCCAGTGTTGGTTGCATTTGTTCCTTGGGAATTGAGAATGCCAGATATGAAAATGCGACAGTAAGGGCATTTACATCATCCCGAAGCCTGGAAATGCAGTCGAGCAACTCCTGTAGAGAAATGGTGCTATTGTCCATAAACAATCCTCTCTATTGTATTTAACTATTCCTTGCCTGATTCAACAGGCCGGGACAGATAAACATATCCAGGGTTCAGAAACCGATAAATCCTGATAAATATCCATGAACGCAAAAATCAGATACGGCCTGTCGGCTGCCGTTCTGGCACTGATTGCCGTCGGTGCGCCTGCGCCTGATATTCTCGACCAGTTTCTGGATGAAAAAGAAGGTAACCACACAACGGCATACCGCGATGGTTCCGGCATCTGGACCATCTGTCGGGGTGCCACGGTGGTGGATGGAAAACCCGTTGTTCCCGGTATGAAACTGTCGAAGGAAAAATGCGACCAGGTTAACGCCATTGAACGGGATAAGGCGCTGGCATGGGTGGAGCGCAATATTAAAGTGCCACTGACCGAACCACAGAAAGCGGGTATCGCGTCATTTTGTCCCTATAACATTGGCCCCGGTAAGTGTTTCCCGTCGACGTTTTATAAGCGGCTGAATGCCGGTGATCGTAAAGGTGCATGCGAGGCGATTCGCTGGTGGATAAAAGATGGTGGGCGCGATTGCCGCATACGTTCAAATAACTGCTATGGACAGGTTATTCGTCGTGACCAGGAAAGCGCATTAGCCTGTTGGGGGATAGATCAGTGAGCAGAGTCGCCGCGATTATTTATGCTCTGGTTATCTGCATCATCGTCTGCCTGTCATGGGCTGTTAATCATTACCGTGATAACGCAATCGCCTACAAAGCCCTGCGCGACAAAAATGCCAGAGAACTGAAGCTGGCGAACGCGGCAATTACTGACATGCAGATGCGTCAGCGTGATGTTGCTGCGCTCGATGCAAAATACACGAAGGAGTTAGCTGATGCGAAAGCTGAAAATGATGCTCTGCGTGATGATGTTGCCGCTGGTCGTCGTCGGTTGCACATCAAAGCAGTCTGTCAGTCAGTGCGTGAAGCCACCACCGCCTCCGGCGTGGATAATGCAGCCTCCCCCCGACTGGCAGACACCGCTGAACGGGATTATTTCACCCTCAGAGAGAGGCTGATCACTATGCAAAAACAACTGGAAGGAACCCAGAAGTATATTAATGAGCAGTGCAGATAGAGTTGCTCATATCGATGGGCAACTCATGCAATTATTTTGAGCAATACACCCGCGCTTCCAGCGGAGTATAAATGCCAAAAGTGATGAAACCGAGCAATCCATTTACGAATGTTTGCTGGGTTTCTGTTTTAACCACATTTTCTGCACCACCACAAATTTTTGCTGCATCGACAGTTTTCTTCTGCCCAATTCCCGAAACGAAGAAATGATGGGTGATGGTTTCCTTTGGTGTTACTGCTGTCGGTTTGTTTCCAACAGTAAACGTCTGTTGAGCACATCCTGTAATAAGCATTGCCAGAGCGGCAGAAAACAACATTTTTTTCATCTTATTATCCTGCATTGTTAAAAACGGCAGAATCCTATGTGACAACAATTAAACGATAGTTAAATGGATTGATGAAAATTAAAACTACACAGGTGAGCTCAGACGATTGGAGGGAGTTGGGGACACTCAGAATCCTGTAGAATGAAATAAACCGGTCTATCCGTCCATTACCCTTTTATGGGCCGCAGTGCGGCGAACAACATCACGCAGTCCGGCGGCACGGAGTGGAGCAAGCGTGACAAGTCCACGTATGACCCGACCGACGATATCGAAGCCTACGCGCTGAACGCCAGCGGCGTGGTGAATATCATCGTGTTTGACCCGAAAGGCTGGGCGCTGTTCCGTTCCTTCAAAGCCGTCAGGGAGAAGCTGGATACCCGTCGCGGCTCTCATTCCGAACTGGAGACAGCGGTAAGAGACCTGGGCAAAGCGGTGTCTTATAAGGGAATGTATGGCGATGTGGCCATCGTCGTGTATTCCGGACAGTACGTGGAAAACGGCGTCAAAAAGAACTTCCTGCCGGACAACACGATGGTGCTGGGTAACACTCATGCACGCGGTCTGCGCACCTATGGCTGTATTCAGGATGCGGATGCATTGAGTGAGGGTATTAATGCGTCTCCCCGTTATCCGAAAAACTGGAAGACATCCGGCGATCCGGCGCGAGAGTTCACCATGATTCAGTCAGCACCGCTGATGCTGCTGGCTGATCCTGATGAGTTCGTGTCCGTTCAACTGGCGTAATCATGGCCCTTAGGGGCCATTTTCTCTCTGTGGAGGAGTCCATGACGAAAGATGAACTGATTGCCCGTCTCCGGTCGCTGGGTGAGCAACTGAACCGTGATGTCAGCCTGACGGGGACGAAAGAAGAACTGGCGCTCCGTGTGGCAGAGCTGGAAGAGGAGCTTGATGACACGGATGACGGAGCCGGTCAGGACTCGTCTGTCAGCCCGGAAAATGCGCTGACCGGACATGAAAATGAGGTGGTATCAGCACAGACGGATACCGTGACTGATACGGCTGCTCTGGTCACGGTTGTGGCACTGGTGACGCTGCATACCGATGCACTTCACGCCACGCGGGATGAACCTGTGGCATTTGTGCTGCCGGGAACGGCGTTTCGTGTCTCTGCCGGTGTGGCAGCCGAAATGACAGAGCGCGGCCTGGCCAGAATGCAATAACGGGAGGCGCTGTGGCTGATTTCGATAACCTGTTCGATGCTGCCATTGTCCGCGCCGATGAAACGATACGCGGGTAACCATGATAAATCCATGCGCCTGGGTTTAACCGGATCAACATGGGGGTGTTACAGCGACACACAAAAAAAATGGATACCGCTTGATGTTTCTCATGGTGGCACTGGCGCAAATAGCCTTGATGACGCCAAAACTAATTTGCAAATCCCTGAGGGTGGATTAACAAAAGCGATGACCCTTAATGCCCCTGGTGGTGCAGTGGATGGCAAATACTACCCTGTCATAATAGACACATCTGCAATGAATGGGAGCGGTGCCATGTTATGTCCTGTTGAAATAAAAACAGCAGGAGGTCCGGCATCAAATCCGCTTAATAGTAACTCATTTTTTGGGTTCATTCGATGTGGTGGCTGGAGTGACGTTCGCGATGTGGCTTACGGGTCATTTGTTTGCTATGAAAAAAATGAACTCGGGATACTTTGCATTAAAGCGTCGCAAAGAGATTATGCGCAGCATGTAGCTTTCTACATCCATAAAAGCGCTTTTCCTGTCGTTGTGCAAACTGGCTACAAGGCGAAAGTTAAGGTTCCAACAGAAGACTACGTAATTGGTGACAACGGGGTTAGATATAAGTTTGGTGTATCAACGTCAACGGAGGATAACGACAAGAACTTTGTTAAAAATGTTCTTGACTTCACTGGCGGTGAACATGGCTTCTACAGCAACCTTCCGTTCAGACAAGGGGTGTCAGAAAGGATTGCATTAACAAATGGCCTGAGTTTTGACAAAAATTTTACCGTCACTATTCCTATATTTGTAAACAATGGTCAGATTAAAGCAACACAATCTTTCACCGCGTACGGTACAGACGCTTCAAACAGAACATTTGTTTCTCAAAGATTACAATCCGAAGGAGGTCCGGTTGTCGATCAAACTGAACTAAGGGCCGCTAACGCTTCTGGTGAAATTATTGTCAGGGACATAAATAATTCAGGGAACAGTAAGTTCTTTAATTTTAACCTTGATGGTACCTTCAGTTCTTACCAGGGATTGGTTGTTCACACAGGGCAAAACTGGAGCACTCAACATACAGATAATGTAAATAAGTTTAAGCCAATAGCAGGGAGCGCAGGCGGTCCTGACGGAACAATGGTTGTTGGCGGATTCCATGCTCAATTTAGCGGTAATTACGTCACACAATTCGCCGGTCGCAACTCCAAATTTTGGGCAAGAAGCTTTGAGGCTGGGGTTGATAAGGGATGGAAACGACTATTAACAGTAGACGATCTCAATTCATCTACCGATCTTGCTGTCAGGTCATTAACCACATCTAACCCGGTAAAATCTGGCGGAGGGCGAATTGATGTCCTTGGAAGCACGTCAGACTATAGCAAAATGGA